ACATTCATGTAACAATGTATCTGCCTCCGCTAAGGGGTGCTGACCAGACTTTATTTTAATTGCATAATCGTCATAGCTGTACTCTCCCAGTTGTTCTGGGAACACATCTACAACCCTAATCGGCACTTCTCTGCCAATAATACTTAGAGAAGTTGGTAACATTATATACCTTTATGCCTTGTCATACCACAAATATTAACATTCGTCAATACTACATTAAGGCACATTCAGCTTTTCGTCTTTTGTCAAGACCAGCTAACACCTTGCCACCACCCTTATTCCATTTGAGAAGTTCTTCTTTAGCCCCCTCCCAATCCTCTGCTACCACCTTGCGTCTTAGCGTAGAAGACTGTAGTCTACCTACACCTAAATTATAACAAAAGTCTACAATTGCATTCAATCTCTTTTCATGTGATATTAGGTTGGGACACAGCCTAAGAGCACCGGGAAGATATGTATGATGAAGCTCAATCATCAATAAGTCATGAGCCTCTTTCTCACTCATCGGTGGATCTTCTAAAGTTACTTTACGCTTATCAGCGTAGTAAGTAGATCCATAGCCAATCGTAGCTACATTGGCAGGGCAGAGATAGGGCTTACTTCTAAAGCCCTCAAACTTCTTACAAAGTTCTGCTGCAATTTCTAGGTTCATAACCCACGCTTGGACAATGTACGATCAAGGAACCAATAGTTAATTGTTCCTGAGAGCAGAGCAGAAAAGTCGGGTGTCATCATAGTCTTAAACACTTCAACGGCAGGAGCACCTGCAAGCCAAGCGTTCCATGCAAACCACACATGGATGAAGCTCCACACAAACAACACCCAGTATGTGACCACAGGACGCACAGAAGCTGAAAGACTAGCTACCCATCCACCTGCCGCCTTAACCATCGTTGCTTGTTGTTCTATGGCTGATTGAAAGGCATTCATGACACCTACATCTACTGCAGCTTCTCTTTGTGCGCCTATTTCTGCGAGTTTCTGTGCGCCTCTTTGTTGCTCCAAATCACACTGAAACTTAAACATGTTAAGCTCATGTGCTCTCTCATTCTTTTTATCAAGCCACTTCAATACTTCAGGAGCCATCCTAAAGATACCACCAAAGATGGAGCCAAGCAAGCCCCCAGATAAAATATCAAGCATTAATCACTCCTTCTACAATGTTTGTCATCATCATGCGACAGTTTCACACCAGCTAATAGGCCAATAAAGCCACCAATAATCGTTTGAAATGCTGGAGATAATAGTTTAAATATCTCAGCATTATCAACTTCCTTAGCCCATAATCCTAATACAAACGCAGCCATCATAGCTAATACTGATATACATAATGTAAAGCTAACCATGAATGTTACATAAAATGTCAATTTAGATTTTACATCTTCCATCATTACCTCCTAAACATATACATCAAGTTTACGATTTGTAAATATCTCAAGCCTTATTTCTTGCTGCTCTGCTTTCTTACAGTACAGCTCAAACAATAAGTCGTCTAACTTTTCCTCTGCTTTAGCAGCCTTTACAATGGCTCTGTGTTCTTCTTGGTGCTTCTCAATTCGTCTCTGAGTTCCATCAGTTTTCTGAGGGTAACCAGTAGCATCAATAATGGGAAACCATTTGATCTTATCAATCATTTCTTCTCCCTCTCAACTGCTTTCTTATAAGCACGGACAACTTTGTGTCTTAGTTCTGCACTATCTGATGCTCCTGCCCATTCAGATAAGTTGTTCCAAATAACAACCATGTCTTTACTAGAACAAATATCTTCATGGTTCGTTAACCAAATAGACATTTGCTGATGCCGTTCTGAAGGATTATGAATGGTATAAGCTATTCCATAAAACTCACGGACACTGCACCTGTCCTCCGCTGAAACAAGTAAGCTCACTATCAACAGTGCAGCTACTACCCATTTCATTACTGATGCAGTTTGTTATCTATAGCAAGCCATATAGCACCAAAGAAAGCACCAATAATAATAATTGGTTTAACCGCCTTAGCAAGCCATTCAAGCACAGTGAATGCACCAGCGGCTGCATTAAAAGCAGCCACCACAGTTTGTGTGTTCTTATCTAGTTGGTCTACTTTAGCTTCAACTTCGCATAGGCGTTCATAGATTTGGGCGTGTGTTACTTCTTCTGTCATGATAGTTTATTAAATTGTTCGCTCAACCCAATTAGGATCATGAGGCCAGTCAGAGAATGTGCGTGGATCAGTATTCATAGCAACAATCTTACTAGGCAGCTCACGCAATTGTTGACGATATATAGCCCATGCAACTTTATCTGCGGTGCTGTCGGCAATCTGCGTCCAATCACAAGAGGCAAGAAAGCTGTTACGCTGACCACGAATCTGAGCCATTGCGCTGTCTTTAGCAGTTTGAATTTCTTCTGATGTCAAATCGGCTATAGCAACTGTATACACCCAACCATCTTCCAACACAGGATTACAAGGCACAAGTTTCTGTATTAGACGATTATGTTCACGATATAGATTAACTTTGACAAAACCTTCAGCCTCTAATTGTTCATCAGTGACTGAAGTTGTCATACCAAAATATGTACGGAAGTCAATGATCTCCCCTACTTGTCCGTCTGTTACTTTTGCAATAAACATAATTACTCCTTAATTTGGGCCCAAGTCTGGGAATGCAGCAGTTGGCGGTGTGAATGTTGTGGTATATCGGGCATAGCCATTTGTGATTCGTAAATCATCTATATATCCGCTAAATTTTGTTGTTGAAGTAAAACTTAGTGCAACACCAATTGCATTGTTTGTGTCGGAAAAATTAGCAGATGATGTGGCAGTTCCACCCGAAACACCACCTACATAAATAGTTAATGTTGACCCACTTCTGACGAGCGCAACATGAGTCCAAGTAGAAGTGCTTACTAATTGAGTGCTTGTAAATAAAACTGCATTGTTGGTGTAAACATAAGGCGCACCAGTTACTGTGAGAGCAAAAGCAAGCCCCGTTGCAGAACTAGTTGTAGCCCTATTGTCAAAAATTACATCAGCATCTTTTAAAGACGGGAGGTAAACCCATGCTTCTATTGTAAAATTTCCAGCGCCTATTTTTGCCCCTGTAAATGTCAACCAACTATCAGTCCCATTAAAATACATTGACCCTGTTCCATACTTCTTCACGCTTGTAGAAATCTGTGCATTGCCTACAGTGGTTAAGTCGTTCATCATGGCGTTGTCAAAGATGCCAGCATTAGTAGACAACGCCAATACTTTTGTGTTTGTGATAGCTGTCAAAGGTGTTGTAGGTGGAGTAAATGCGGCTGTATATACCGCAGTACCATTCACAACTCTAAAGTTTGAAATGTATCCATTGAAATAGGCATAACCACCTGTGTATGTAGTTCTACCAATGTTTAAAATTTGACTTGTATTGTTATAAATAGATCCACTGTTTGTGAATGTTCTATCAAGAACCCCATTCACATAACTTTTAAATGTGTTTCCACCAGTACGAACAGCAGCTACATGAGTCCATGCGTTCACTGGAATAGTAATATTTCCTCGATTACCAACAGTATCACACTCCAACATATTCCAACTAGAACCAGTGGAACTTGCCCACATGCAAAGTTGTTGTCCCCATATCTCTAATCCAAAACCACCATAGTGCGAGGCGGTGTCGTTACCGGGGGCATAGATGTATTTTCTATTGCTAGTATCATTTATGTACACCCAACATTCAATTGTAAAATCATTTGTCCCCAATGTAAATTGAGAACTACCGGGGAAAGTAATAGCATCAGTGGTGTTTGTATTAAAATATCCTGACCCACTAATCACGCTTGTGGAGTAGGCGGTAGAAGCACCAAATGGGTTAAAGCGTTGAACGCTCATTGTTCCGTTTGCTGTTAATGCTTGAGCATTTGCGCTAGTGTCAATAAATCTGTTTGATTGGCAAGTAAGCATTGCTGTGCTTGCATCAGAAATAAATGGCGTTGTAGATGGCGTAAAGTTGCCTGAGTATCTTGCTACTGTACTAACTCTAAAATTAGACAAATAACCACAACCATCAGCATCATTACGACCGCCTAATTGTGCAGTTCCTGAAGTAAAACTTGTTTTACTTGCGCCTGAATATGTGCCGTAAGAAGTGCCGTTGAAATACAAAGTCCAAGTCGTACCAGAACAAACAAGCGCAACATGAGTCCAAGTATTTAGCGGAATATATGTATTAGAATTGATGAGGAACATCTGCGTTCCACCGTTGCTTCTAAATTCTACGTTGGTTGCATCAAAGAAAATGTTATTTCGGTCATTTGAGGTGGAAAAAATACATTGATATGTATTTACAACTGGTAATCTAAATACCCAAAACTCTATGGTGTAGTTTGTTCCAGCAACAGCAGTTTGAACAGGACTACCATTAAATGACCAAGTAAGACGATTGCTATCAATAGTGTTTAGAAAAAAGTTTGACCAATTAGACCCATAAGGCGAGAAAGAACCTTGCGTTGGGGTGTTGACACGGCTCATAGTCACCGAGTTAGGGCCACTATCTACAAATGTATTATTCTGTGCTCCATTAGTACCATCACCATGCAAGAGCATAGTGACATAATTAAATTGTGCATCGCTAGGCACGTTACCAGCCGTAGGCCAAATGCCTTGTTTAGCATAAGCAAGTTGTTGGTCAAGCGTCCAAATGCCCGGTGCTGTGCTATCTAGATATGGGCCAGAGGGTACTACAGGCGTTGCTGTAATAAGGCCACCATCATATTGTTGACTCATTTTTTATTTTCCAGTATTCTTATACGTTAGATGTATTGGTTGAAGGGAAGGAACGTGTTGTTCCGGGCCAAATAATTCGTACTGCACCACCACCCGCTGTTCCTCTAGATCCTCCATTACCACCACTAGCACCTGAACCACCATAAGCACCGCCATTACCACCAGTTAAACTTGTTCCTTGATCACCATTACCATCTATGTAGTTTGAGTATGCAGTTGGTGTTTGTCCATTCGCTCCGCCAGAACCGCCACCACCACCACCACGCTTCCAATTACCGTAGTTGTATGGGCTACCAGCACTAGACCACGTCACATTGGTAAAACTGCCACTTGCGCCTTGGCCTAAAACGCCAACACCACCACCGCCTCCCATGCCGCCACCGCCAGCTCCACCGCCGCCGCTACCGTTAGTTCCGTTGCTTTCATTTCCGCCGCCGTTACCACCATCACCAGAATAACCACCTGCACCTGCACCGCCGTAATACTGTCCGATACCACCAGTACCACCAGAACCAACAACAGGACCACCCCGATTACCTTGGAAGCCACTAGTAGCTTTTACCAAAGCAGTTCCACTTCTTTCTACTGAACTATAAGCCCAATAAGAATTGGTGATAGTTGCAACCACCACTGTTAAAGATTCTCCGGGAGTTACTGAGATATTATTAACATAAGCTAGACCACCACCGTGGCGAGGGGAGCCGCTACTGTCAGTTCCAGTACCAACTGCAACTGTTGAAATGCTTGTGACACCTGCTGGTACGGTGAATGTGAAAGTTCCTGCAGTACTAAATAATTGCTGTCCCTGTACAACAGCAGGGGTAGCACTATTACTTGCATCGCTTGCTCCACCTATTCCTGTTGCATTTGTAGCTGTTACAGTAAATGTATAGGCAGTTCCAGTGGTTAATCCAGTAACAATAATGGGTGAAGAAGAACCTGTTGCAGTGATTCCACCGGGACTAGATGTCACTGTATATCCTGTAATTGTGGAGGGGACACCTGTGTTAGTAGGTGCAGTGAAGGCCACTGAAATAGAAGTAGTACCTGCATTAGTTGCAGTGACACTAGTAGGAGCACCGGGTACAGAAGGCCACAGTCCAGATTGAGCAGACTGAAGTTGTTGTTGGCGTGACCATGATCCTGTGTAATTAGGCATTTGTTATCTCAATCCATGATAGTGTGGCCTCATCCCAAGTATAGTATTTGCCATCTGTAGGCATTGGGATAGGAGCTTCAAATTCACAAAGTTCTTCATTGAATACCCATGATGCATACATGTTGTATTCAACCCAACATTTTTTAATAGCATCTTGTTTAGAAGCTACCTCTTCTGCAGTCATTGGAACAACGGTATGTACATCTGTGTATACACCATTTATTAACTCATATGTTAATGGTCCCGGCTTTTCATACACCCCACAACTAGGGGCAGGAACTCTTTTAAATCTTGCAAATTCCGGTGGTAGATTATTTGTATCTACATTAGGAAAAACTTGACGAAAATTATCCTCATATATTGGATGTTCAAAAGGTTTACCATCAACAATACGAATAAATAAATTCATTTACGCACCTTCAGTGGTTTCAATATTAATCCATGTAAGTGAAGACTCATCCCAATAATATAGTTTGCCATCAGTTGGCCTTGGAATAGGTGCATTCCACAAACAAGTGTTTTCATCTAGAGTCCAAGATGCGTATGGCTGAGGAGCAATAAAGGCATCACGAATTTCATTGTATATATAACCAATACCTGCATAATTTTTACGCAGGGGTATACCATTATTCTTATGGATACCTCCATAAGTGTTATACGAAGTTTGTATCCAGCCTGTACCAAACAAACCTGAATCAATAACATCCTGTTCAGCCACAATGACTTGTGTGACGATGCCATTTTCTACTTTTGCGTAATGTGCCATTTATATTACTTAGAATGTAATTGAACCTGAAGAAGTCCATCTGTAAATTCGGTATCCACCAGATACAGTAATTGTTGGTGAGCCTGTGGTTGCTGCTGCAGCAGCAAAAGTATCGGCATAGCGAATAACAACTACACCAGAACCCCCTGCACCTGACACACCACCAACGCCATTCCAAACAGAACCACCGCCACCGCCACCAGTATTAGCAGTACCAGCAATTGCTAGAGGTGCTCCCGGAACTGACCCTGCTCCTCCACCACCAATACCACCTGCTCCAAATACATTATCACCACCACCACCACCGCCACCAGCATAGTATGTACTAGAACCAGTGATAGAAGAAGCTAGTCCAGCACCACCAACACCGCCCTGCCCTGAACCGCCAACAGCACCTGCACCACCACCACCAGCACCATTTGCACCTGCGGTTCCATTACCACCATTGCTACCTTGTCCAGAAGTTCCAGCACCCCCAGAACCTGCATTACCACCACCACCACCAGAACCACCAGCACCACCTGCTTGTGCATTATAAGCACCACCATAACCACCACGGGTTGCAGTTACTATTGAATTAATAACACTATTATTTCCATAGCTACCAACAGTATCAGTAACAGAATTAGAAGCACCACCCGCACCAATTGTAATTGCATAAGAAGTTGAAGCAGAAACAGAAGCGGTAGATGTTAAGAATCCACCTGCTCCACCACCACCACCACGACCACACCCACCAGATCCACCACCAGCAACAACAAGATATTCAATAGAAGATGTTATATTAGCTGGAGTTATAGAATTACTAGCTGCACTTATAGGTCCAGCACCATAAGCATTTGTTGCCACTACAGTAAATGTATAAGCCGTACCTGCTGTTAAACCACTAACAGTAATAGGTGAAGTAGCCCCTGTACCTATAAATCCACCCGGAGAAGAAACAACTGTATAACTTGTAATAGCACCTCCCCCAATATTAGAAGGTGCTGTAAAAGCAACAGATGCAGTTGTACCAGTAAGTGCTGTAGCCGTACCAATGGTAGGAGCATCAGGTGTTTTTAACCCGTTATAGGAAGCTGTAATAAACCCAGCTTGATATCTTAAAGACATATTAAGACTTTAATTAAGAGATGACTTCGTAACTAATTGAATATGTAATACCACTACCAGTACCTGATGTAACAGAGATCAACTGGTTCTCCATCAAATAGATAGCTGTTGTCTTATCTGTAACAATCAAAGATGCACTTGCAGGTACTGAAACTGTAGACACAATAGGATAAGCTGTACCACTTGCTGGAGCCGATCCTTGAGTTGTAACAGAAGATCCAGAATAAATGGACACTGTAGTATTTACAGCAGAAGATCCATTTACGTTAGCTGCAATGATCTGGTTAATTTTATAAACCTGACCACTAGACGCAGCATTAGCAAGCAAGATAACAGCCGTTGTACCAGAAGGTGTTAAATAAGTTGTATTGCCGTAGATGGCTGTTACGTTTGTGATATTTGGATTTGCCATAATTTTTCCTTAGAAGCCCATAACGATTGCAAAAGCAATTGCTTTACCTGCTGACACACCTGCTGTACCCCAAGTAGGAGCAGCACCAGAACCACCTGAGAGTAGTGCCTGACCCGCTGTACCTGCTGCACTTGCAATTGTAAGACCAGTTGTAATGTTCAGATTTGATATTGTTGGTGCTGTACCAAATACCAATGCGCCTGTGCCAGTTTCATCAGAAACAGCAGAAAGTAAATTTGCACTTGAAGGAGTTGCTAAGAATGTTGCAACTCCAGTACCAAGTCCTGATACGCCTGTTGAAATTGGCAAGCCTGTAGCATTGGTTAAAACGCCACTAGCAGGTGTTCCCAACTGGGGGGTTGTCAGTACAGGACTTGTCAGGGTCTTGTTTGTCAGGGTTTCTGCCCCAGTTAGTGTAGCAAAACCACTTGCTGTAAATGCAGCTTGTGTCCAAACAGATCCTGTCCATAAGAACAAATTACTTGATGTTGAGTTCCAATACAAAGCACCAGTTAACAAAGCATTACCATCATTATCAACAGATGGAGCAGAAGCCTTACTACCTAAATATCTATCGTCAAAACTATCATAACTAGCAGCAGCATTGGTAGCTGAAGTAGATGCTGAACTTGCTGAAGTTGATGCATTGCTTTCTGATGTAGCTGCATTAGATGCAGAGGTAGCTGCAGCAGCAGCAGATGTTGCAGCAGCAGTAGCACTACCTAAGATACCATCAACATACAATTTAGTAGTGGCATCAGCGTTATCTGTTGGAGTACCTAAGCCTGTAATCTTAGATGTACCCATAGCAATAGCACCAGACATAGTGCCACCAGACTTAGGTAGATTTAAAGCATCAGCAGTGTCTACATAAGTCTTTGTTGCTGCGTCTTGATTAGCTGTGGGATTACCAAGACCTGTTATCTTGTTTGTTCCCATTGCAATAGCACCAGACATAGTGCCACCAGCTAGTGCTAGTTTAGTTGCAATGGAGTTTGTAACTGTGGTGGCAAAGTTGGCATCATCACCTAAGGCAGCAGCTAATTCATCTAGAGTGTCTAACACTCCGGGAGCAGAGGCTACTAAGTTGCTGATAGATGTATCAACATATCCTTTAGTAGCAGCATCACCAGAATTTGTAGGAGATGTTAAATTAGTGATGGTGGCTGCTGAAGAAGCATCCATGTTCAAACCACCATTGATGGTTACATCGTTGAATGTAGATGTACCAGTGGAGGCTGTAACATTACCAGTGACATTGCCTGTCACATTACCAACAACAGCACCAGTGTGTGTACCTGTAGTGTTACCTGTAACAGCACCAGTCAGGCCACCAACAAATCCTGTAGTTGCTGTAATTGTAGTGCCTGTAATGGCTTGAGCACTACTACCACCAATCACAGCACCATCAATAGTACCTGCATTGATATCAGCAGTGGCAGCTACCAAAGATGTATTAGCTGTAAGTGTAGTGAATGTACCAGCAGCAGGTGTTGTGGATCCAATAGCAGCAGGAACAGCCCAGTCAGCACCATCAAGTTGGTCCACATTGAGGTTGGCTACTTTGGTTGTAGAAGCTATAACAAGAGGAGCAGTGCCTGTAGATACAGTGGAAGTAAGTTGACCAGTAAGGCTGGCTGTTGCTAAGTATAAATTACCAGCAGCATAAAAGTCTTTCATCCTAAAACTGCTGCTACCAATATCAATATCATTATTGGTTACTGGAAGAATAACACCATCTTGGAAGCGCACTTGCTCAACAGCAGCAGCACTAACTTCAACAAACACACCATGACGATTATTAACTGTGTCGGTAGCAATCTTATTTAATAAGTCACTGTCACCGATAACAGGAACAGGATGACCTTCAGCAGCAGTGCCATCATGTTTATGACCACCATTAGCAGCAAAGGCATCACGCAGAGTATTAAGCTCATTATTAATTGGTGCAGCACGAACTACGCCCGTTGGGACGATGTCAGCAGCAGATTGTCTTACATAACCTGTCAAGGTAGTTCTCCTTAGCGTCTGTCATTGATTGAATAATTCAAGACCAAGCCCTGAATCGTATGACTAGCATTAGTATCATTAGTCACATATTTGAAAGCAATGGAGAATCCAGAGCCTTCAATGTTTGTCTTCTTCACTGGTGATGGGTTGCCATCATAAATGGCTGTGGCATCATAGATGGCTTCATTGTAATAAGCAGCAGTTCCAACAATAGGAAGGTTATAGTTAGCAGGATTGAACACACCAACTGAATCATCAAAGTCATAGGAAACACCCATAATAATACTGGAAGATCCTTCACTTCTCAAGAAAGTAGAAATGTTATAGAAGTTCTTTCTAATGGTAGGATCTTGGAAATAATAAAAAGGAGTTTGATAGACACTCAATATTTCAACAGTGTCTAAAGAAGTTCCTGTTTCTTGTCTCTGTACCTTGCCATTAGCATCGCCATGAATAATTACTTCATCAATACCAATATACCCACTAGAAGAACAGGTAGCAGGAAAGCCATACAATTGGCTATACTCAAACGAAATACCACCTTCTCTTTCACGCAAACCACCTAACAATCCAAATGTTCCTTCACTAGGAATAAACATTCTAAATTGTGACTTCTTACGCAACACCACTGAACTCAAAGATTCTGGATCAATAGAGCCAGCATTTAATTCTTGTAAGATTGATGTAATGGTAAACTGAATCTGCTTAGAAATTGTCTCAAGCTCAACGTCACCAATCTTATTTGTTCCTGATACTGGTCTAAAACCATCTGGCCCTAAGAACAGTAGATTTCCACCCAGTTCTATCACACTGTCTGGGACAACACAACCTAAATTTGTTGTCACTTCACTGACAACAAAATCAGCTATGTTCGTACCAGTTAAACTCTTAATAGAATTTTTACCGAAGATGTACAACGTATCTCTAAATTGCTTTATCTGAACAATTTCAAAGCCTACGTTAATAACAGCAGCACCATTAGCTGGATTAAAGTCTGTCTCAGCTAACGGAGAAGAAACATATAAGTTGTAAGGATCTGTAGGATCA